TGCCGTCGTGTCCCACAACCCTTCGAGGGTCATCGGCTCGCCGGCCTTCTTACCCGTAGGCACGTGCTCTTCCCACACGTCGCCAAGAGCATCGCTTCGGAACAGGCGCGACAAGACCTTCGCGCTGATACCGTTGATCAGGAAGTTCTCGATATTGCGCGCGGTCCCACCGGGTGAGTCTTCGAACGTGACCGTTACATCTGCCGGACCGTACAAGCCTGACATATTTCCTCCCTTACGGATTGCGGGCGAATCCCGCCCAAAAGGTGATCGACCCAGATCCCGTGACGTCCCACTCGAAGGCGAGATATCGCTCCACCGTTCCCGCGACGGTAACGCGCGCACCGTATGGCGCTACGACGTTGTCGGGGAACGCGACCAGGTCCCCATAGGTAATGTCATCGCTCGAATCGCGCACCGTGCCGACGAAGTTGGTGAAGCCGGTCACGGCGAATACCTGCATGTAGGCTACACCGCCGTTGGCCGAGCTGGCACCATTGTCGACTGGCGTAGACTCGGAATCGCCGTCAGCCGTACGGGCCTGCTTCGGGTGCAGGACAACGCCCATGTCGTGCTGGCCGCTCATCTGGTAGGCGACGTTTGCTTTCTGCAGCGCATCCCGTCCGGCGACGACTTCGTACTCGTTCGAGAACCCGCCCTCCATGCCGTCGAATGCCTCACCGATGACGTCACCGGAAAAGCCCGCAGTGACAACGCGGCTTACGGCCTGGGGTGAAGCTGGAAGGTCGTCCTTGAACGCATTATGCGCTTGGGCTGTGTCAGTCCCCCAGAGCGCGCCTTCCTGGCTGATTTCCAGCATCTTTGTTCCCACGGGCGTATGCTCTTCCCACACGTCCCCGAGGCCGTCCGTGCGCTCCTGCTTCGCTGTGACCTTGCGCGAGAACGACTTGATCTTCAGCGCCGTCAGGTCGTAGCCGTCGACGTGAGCGAAGACGCTTGCGGGTCCGTAGAGTCCCATCTAGGTGCCCCCGTCTTTGTCGTCGTCGAGACGCACGCAAAGGCCGCGCTTGACCCATGCGGTCACGAGCTCGTTCGGGTACTCGTGAAGCGCGAAGACTTGGTCTTGCGCGATGTGGTGCAGCCTCAGCTTGGAGCGCTCTTCATCTGTGAGGCGACTCCGGCCGCCTCGACGCTTCACGAGTTCCAGTGCTTCGTCGAGTGGAAAGTCGAATCCGCGCACCGCACGAAACTGCGTCTTGGTGAATTTTGGCTTCACGACTTTCTTAGCCATCTAGCCGTACCTCCTCACCGCATCGCATGCATACAAGCTTGTTCTTGATGACCGGAAAGCGCCGCCTATTACTGCCGGCGAGGAATTCTTTCGGAGCCTCACAGTTGGGGCACCGCTCGTACGTCTCGGGCCTAGAGTCTCTGACGCCGGGCGGCAGGATAATTTGGGTTGCGCTCTCGCTCACGATGGCTCTTTCTGTAAGGAGTAGTTGCATGCGATGTAGTGCCGCTGTTTTTCGTCTTCACGCAGGGGGAACGGCGACTGTAGCGGCTGACAAAAGACGTATCGCGTTCCGCTCAGCGTTGTTTCGCCCTGAATCAACAGCATCGCGTCCCACGCTGCTTTTGCTTTGGCCCGCGCCGCATCGCGCTCGTTCGGTCGACCACGAAACACGAGCTGGACGTTCGGAAACTCCCACCGAGCCACCGCCGCGCCGAACTCCAGCTCCGGGGGCGAGGCGCTGCCTTCGTAGACGCAGCCGATGACTTCCGGGTCTTGCACTGCCTCTTGCTTGACCTCGGGCATCTTGTCTCGAAACAGAATCGAGCTCGTGCCCACACCTTGGGCGATCAAGTACGCTAGGACCTCAGCCGTCACAGACACGTCAGCGCGCCATCCTTCTGAGGTCGATTCGATTCGCGATACGCCGTGCCATGTGTGGTCGCGATTGCATGAGCGTCGACTCCAAGAACTTCGCTTGCCCTACCTTGTGGTACGCCTCGAGGTTCTCGTGGACGTAGATCGCATAGAGCGCAGCCGGTCCACCGACTGAGATTGTCACCGAGATGCCGCTGCTGTCGGCCTTGGGACGTGACGTCTCATGTGATGCTCTGAGCGTTCCCAAGTCCACGGGTGTGCGGCGGCGCGACTCTTTCTCTTCGATGAGGGCCTCTTGATACAACGCACGTCCGAATTCATCAGGGGCGTTGCGCTCGATGCGCTCCAGCCGGCGCATAAGCTCTTGCTCTCCCAGTATCTCAGCCATCACGCCTCACTAAGCCCGATGACGTGGGCGTACGGACGACCGGTGCCGGGGTCGAGTGGAATTTTTTCGGGAACACCAGCGACCGGCGTTCCGCGATGCCCGTCTGGTAGCGTGAACCTATCGCGCGGGTCCACAGGCTCGTTCCGGTTCGCCGCTCCGTTGGCGACGATAGGCTCGAGTACGTAGAGCTCGGCGTCGACGACAATCGTGTCGCCCGAAGGCGTGCGATACGGCCGCGGTCCAGGGATGACGATCGCCTGGTAGCCCACCGGCTGCGCATACATTGGCTTCGGGAAGCCTGCTTCCTCGCCAATCCACGCTTCGTGCTGCACTTGAATCTGGAGCGACTTCGTGATGTTGCTCGCGACCTTGACCGCCTGCCGCACGAGCGTCTCGAATCCCATCGACTCAGACCCTCACCAGATTGATCACACCTATCGCGCGCCCGCGGACTTGAAGCAGCCACTCCTCGGGAATCAGATTGACGACGGCGTCCGGCACGACCTTCGCGAAGACGCTGTCCTTGAAGGTAAGCGCGATCGGCCCAACACGCAGTGACGTAAGTCCTTGTGTCTCGACTGCGCTGTCGCCGGAGCGGTCTTCATCGAGCAACTGCCGCGCGAATTCTGCCGTAGCGTCTTTGATCTCCACCGGAATGATGTCGCTCTCGACGGCGTAACCGCTGGGGTAAATGAGTCCGTTTCGCGGCCAGTCGAGCGACTGCACTCCGTCGACGACCTGGCCTTCCCAGTCGATGAGCCGGTCCATCAACTTCGTCGCCCACAGGATCGCCTGCGTCTTCTCCGCATCGGTGGCGCTGGCCCACGTCGAGCTAGCTGCGGGGCGGTCGTCGACGAATTGGTCCGCTTCGGCGAGCGTGATGTAGGAATTGCTGCTCGCGCTTCCGAGCGTTGCGACGATCGTCGACGTGGTCATGGCTACCGAAGATCCCCAGTCCAAAGACCCTTGGCGATAAACGCATAGCTTGGCGCCGTTGCCCCAGTGATCGCCGTTTTGATTCGGAGCGCAATCCCCATCGGAATATCGGCGTTCGTGTCGTCGGCAAGCGTCCCATCTGTCGGGTCGTCGAGCTGCGCGATGCCGGCCGCGGGCGAGCCGATGACGACTACGGTCTTCTGTGTCGTGCCGTCGTCGGCTGTTGCCACATGGACGTTGGCGAGGTCGACCCAGCTCGTGCCGTCGTACGTCGTCTGCACGTAGAAGTCGACCTCGTCGTCGCCGTCCGCAGTTGTGATCGTGACGATGTCCAGCAGAATGACAGCAGCTTCACCGCGAACAGGAACAACAGCCGTCGTCGTTGCAGCGCTGAGAACAAGCGTCCGCTCTTGCAGAGTGAACGTTTGCGCGAACGCCGGCGAGGCCGCGAGTAGCAGCGCGCAAACGAATAGCACCAGCCGTCGCAAGGCTACTTCCCTCGGCCCTTCTTCGGTGTTGGCGTCTTCGGTGTTGGCGCGGGCGATGCCGGCTTCTCTTCTGCTTGCTCCGCCTTTGGCGCCGTTTTCGCCGGAGCGGCAACGACGTCGTAGCGCCCCAGGTCGGGATAGACGTAGACGTCGAACTTCTGTCCCTCGTTGATCGTCATCTCCTCGCCCTTGAACTTGCCGTCTCGAAAGCGTACGACCTGCGTCTTTGTTCTTGCCATTGCGTGTTACTCCTTTCCTATTGGCCTAGTAGCCGACCGCGACCCAGTCGACCTCTTCCACGCCCGTGCTCGCCACGAGAGTCGGGTCCGACCCGGAGATCGGCATCCAGCCGTAGATGTCGAGCTGACCGTCGCTTCCGTAGTTGACTGAGAGAGAGTGCGTCGCGTCGCCGAGCGCGTCGGTAGCCTTGACCGTGGCGACCGCCGAGACGAGCGTCTTGAGCCCCGTCGCCACCGATGTCGGATTGGTTCCATCGAGCGTGACCGTTCCCGATGCGACCTTGTAGCGGGTGTGCTTATCTGGAGTGATTCTGACAGTCATTCGCGTAATCCTCCTGTGCTCTGCTGGATAGGGCGACGTTTCACATGAAACGCCGCTCCTATCGCAGTCAGAACTCTTAGCCCGCGATCCTGACGCCGAGCTCTCGGCGGACCACCGCGGCGCCCCACAGCGCGTCGAAGGCCCACTGAGTCTGCCTGTGCTGTCGAGAAACCTCCAGCCTGAGCGACAGACCTGAGTTGGGGTCGATAGCCGTAGCCATCATTTCCCGACCCGTCACCATTTCGTCGATCAGCGGCGCCATGGCGAAGGCCATCGCGTTGCGCTGGATGAGCAGGTTGGATACGTGCGACGCTTCGATAGTGATGACCTCGTTGCTGTCGCCCGTGGCAAGAGCCGTTTGCAGTCCGGG